TAGTTGCAATTCTGCGAAACGCTGGCTTGACAGCCCGCCTTCGCGCAAGAGTTTGCCGCGCGTCGGGCCTATAATCGAATCTTGCACCGATTTCGGCTGATCGCGAAGCCACGAATAATATGTTTCGCTGGCCTTGGTGCTGCCGACGTCGCCCGATACCGGATCTCTTGTGCGCCGGGTGCCGCCTTCATCTAAAAACTTGAATCTTTCGTCAAGTTGTGCTACTATAGTGGAACGGCAATTATGTACAATAATGTCATTTGCTAAATACCAACCCTCACTATTTTGGAGATTATAAACATGACCAGAAAAATCGATCCTGCCGACATTAACCACGCAATCAAACTCTACAAGACCGGCCTTACCGTCAAGGAGTGCGCTGCCATCACCGGCCTCACAGATGCTGTGATTCATAAGCGCGTCGCCCCCTTTGCTAAGGCCCGTCGCAAGGCGGGAGAAAAAGCCGCACAAAAAGCTATTGACCTTATTTCCAATCAAAGCGTTGAAACGACTGAGGCTTGCCAGATTTGTAGCATTACCAAACACGCCCTTTATGGGTACTGCAGGCGCTCCGGGATTTCGTTGCCCACTAAACACGATCGCGCCTTGGCCACCATCGACACTACGCAAATAATTCCTTTGCATGAATCCGGGGTTGGAGCTGCCGGGATTGCCAGTCGTCTCGGAACAAGCCCCGAAACTATAAGAAAATTTCTCCGCGACCGAGGCCACAAGCCCCGCAATCGAAGTGAACAACAATATGCCCGCATGGCCAAAATGACTCCTGCGGAAGTTGCCAAGTTTACAGAAAATGCTCATAAAGCGGCTCGCGGCAGAAAGGCCACGCGCGAAGAAAGAATAAAAAGAGCCAAAACACTTGAAGGGCATCATTGCCCTCAATCTAAATGGGAACCTATTGTTTTTGATCTTATTAGCAAAGACTTCCCGCACGCAATCCCATCCAAAGCTTTTGACATTTATAATTTCGACATCGGTATTGGGAATTCCATCGCCGTGGAAATCTTCGGCGGCGGCTGGGCTTGTACTGATAAAAGAAGGATCAACCATTACCTTGAGCGTACTAAAGAAATCGGAAAATTTGGAATTCACACAATATTTGTTGTTGTCAGCCCCTCCTGCGACATTGGTAACGCGGATGAGCTTATCAGAACAATTAATTTCGCCAGCGGGCTTCCATCCGGTTTTGGTCAATACTGGGTGATTTGGGGTGATAGACAAGGTGCGTCCGGAAGCAGTTTTAATATCGACAAGGATGCCTTTATAAGGCCTTTTATAAGCATTAAAGACAGGAGAACGGGTCGCTACGTGAGTATCCCCAGATAAACAACCGGGATGTATCGGGGGTCTCGGGCCTTCATCAAGTTTAAACACCTGCAAATCAAGGGCTTGACACTGAGTGGTTGTTCTGGAATCTATCGTAGAAACCCATTGCACCCGCTTAACAATATCCTGATTCCGCCGCCATACCTGTTCCCTGGCCTGCGTAGCGCAATGCTGCAATGCTGTCCGGGTAAGCGCCTGCAACCCCCGCCGGTTGATCGGGCCGACTTCATCGCGCAGCCGCCGGACAATCTGCGGCGTTGTTTGCCCCTCCACAAAACCGGCCCGGATGGTGTTTGTCGTGCGCGTCACCTGGCTTTCTGTCCAGTCTCTGATAAATGCAGTCAGCAGCTTGCCATTATCCGGCCCGCGCACTGATAACGGCCTTGTCCGCACGGCCGATATTATTTGGTCTTCAGATGGCAGCTCAAAGTTGTAATCGACAACCTTGCCAAGGCTCCTAGACTCAAACTCTGCCTCATATACTGCCAGCTCGCGGATTGACTTGTTAAGCGCCGGGATCATGTCCTCATCGTATCTTTGCCGCAGCATTGACCGCATGGAATAAAGCCGCCGTTTTATTTGTTCCGGCGACATTGTTTTGAAGTCTTTGCGTGTCAACATGCCGACGAGATTGTCCTCGGAGTCTTCCAGGATGGCCCGCAGCTTGTTATATTCTCCTGTTTTGAGCATTTCCAAGTAAACTTGATGCCGCGTAGACTGATCTATAAGTTGTTTCGGCGTTTTCGGCATTATTCAACGCTCCCGCCAAGCAGGTCTGCGTAGTCTTCCATGCTGCGTTCTTCATCGAACAGCCCAGCACGGCGCATCCAGGCAACATAATCCGGCAACGGCACGCTTCCCTGCATGAAGCCCTGCATCATAACTTGCGCTGTCTGCGCGTCCGCTGTGATCGCCAGAAATTCCTGATTCAATGTAAACTCCACTTCTTCAAGCGATTCGCCCATATACCGGCAGGCCCACGCCACAGCCTGCGTGTAAGCCTCACTCACATTAGATGCGGCAAGGGCCAACACGCTGGTTTGCGCCTCGCGCTCGCCCTCGACTTGCGCCGCTGTCTTTGTCGCTGATCCCTGCTGCATCATGCGGGCGCCCAAGCTAACCATCATATCAACCTTGTTCTGCATCGCCTCCTTGACTTGAGCATTCGGCTGGGCCTGAGCAAATCCGAACTGCTCGCCTTCCGGCACGCCGATCAGGTTCCGGCTACCGACGTAGAGGTTGTTATCTTTTAGAAAATCTATATGATCCTGCGTCAACCCAGACATCCAAGGCTGGGCCTGGCCGCAATAAAACACGTTATCCTCATAATCGGCGGAATTTCGATAATGCCCGATATTTAGTTCTACGATGCCGAGCATAGGCGGATGATCCGGTTCCGGATCATTATTTTCCGCACCGATAAATGTGAACGGTATCTCTTCCCAGTTTCTACCTGCTGCATCAGTGGGTTGATATGCTTCTATAATCTGCCAGTGGCCGGGCGACTTATCCCATATCCTCTCTTTGTAAATCATAATGTCGCTGGTTGGCAAACCTTCATCGTCCCTAGGATAATCAAGATACATTTCCCGGATGCGCGTCACGAACTCTGTTTTATAGCCATCGTCCTTGACTTGCTCTGACTCTTCCAGAATTACCACCAGCGACAACTTAACCTTGCTGCCGTCTCGGATCGTCCGCCAGTTGATAATCTGCTCCGGCTCGAAACGGTGAATGGTAGCCACCACGCGCCCGGAGGTTAAATCCCGCCTTGACACCTGCCCTTCGGTCTGAGGAAACGACACGCCGATCCCGGCCCGGCCTTTCCGGATCACATCTTCAGCTGCGCCCCGAGATTGCTGGTATATCGAAACACCTGCGCCGTCGGCATTGGTCTCCAGATAGTCCATGCCGTCAGGCTTCGTAAATTGCGGCCACTTTCGGAAGATGCTGCCCACCATGCCATGGACAGTCTGGCCGGATAGCGCGTAGAATATCGCTCTTTCGGCATATTGCTGGTTTCGTATTTTGTTGTCATCGCTGAGATCCTGCGGATTAAGATAGACAAGATACTGTGCCAGGTTCTTCGCCCTGGTGATGTCTTCAATCTTGACCCAGTCTGGCAGCTTGACATCATATTTTGGGTGTGTCGCGTCAATCATAGTTAATCTCCAATTTTTACATTGCGCTGCGTATCCCTGTCGCGAAAACCGGCTTGTTTACCGGCATCTCGTAAAAAGCGAAATAAGAAGTTGCATCATTTTGGTGGTCGTGCCCGGAGGTTTTATCCGGCTCTCCGTTCTTGTCATAAGCCTGCTGTTCCAGGCAATCAGCAATGGTTGGACAGGCTTGCACGTTAATCCATAATTTGCCGTCTTCGAAAGCCTTGTTTACTGCTGCGATACGATCCTTTACCGGAGGATTTTTTTTCTTGGCCCTGACAGTGAACCCGAATTGCCGCAATATGGCAAGATCTGATCGGCTGGCATCGACTGATTTTCGACTGCCTCCTGAAGCATCCGGGTAAACGATTATCCGGTGGCCTTTATCCTGCCACCGCTCTTTGATAAGTTGGGCCATATCCGGCGTGTCAAACATATCTTTCAATTCTGCAACGGCGTGATATCCATTTGCCCGCTCTACAAATACAGACGCAGCCATTTTGCCGACATTGAAGTCCATGCCGATATAAAGCGTCTCGTTTTTGCGGATCTGCTCTTTTGAATCATGCGCCTGGCGGTCGTAGTTGCGATAGACAGTGCCAGATGTCAGGTTGACGAACTGGCCGTTGATATATGCGGCAATAAGCTCTTTAGGGTACGCCTCGACAAGTGATGGGATATAATCAGCCGGAAGGTTTTTTTCATTGTCATAAGTGCTGCCCTGGATAAGCGCGTATCTTGCCTTGCGCTCGGGATTGTTTTGCAACTCCTTGACAAACTGCTCATGGGTAAACCGAAAACCCTCTGGCGTTGTGGTGACATCAACTGTATTTGCCCCATCCGGGTACCGCATCCGGGCAAGAATCTTGCGCCATGCGATACGGGCCTTGTCTATCGGCATAACGTCAAGCTCATCAATTAGCGCATGTGCTATGCGGAAACCAATGATTGTATGCGGCCTTTCCATTGACCGACAAATAATTGTGCTGCGGTATTGCCTCCCGGAATACAGATGAACTTCCTTGTTCGATTCTTTGATGTCTGCGTGCAGCCCCATATTGTAGGCCACTTCTTCCATTGAAGGGTAATAAATATCGCGGATCTGCGGATAAGTAGGCGCAAAGTATCCTTGGTTCATCCCCGGAAACCGCCAGGCGTTAATACACTGTGCTATGCAGCCGACCCAGGTCTTCCCCCCGCCATAGCCGGTGACAAATGCCCGGAAGCGCTGATGCTGCGCAAGGAAATGGCCTTGCGGCTTAGTCACTTTGGCTATCAAGTCGCCCATTTTCTGCCTGTATAATTACATTAACGGGTTCTGGTGCAGCTTGCGGATCGGCGGGTTCCGGTTTATCGTGCCAGTTGAACCGGTTGGCGAAATAGAGCTTGACAAGAGGAGCGTTAACATTTCGGTCGTACATCATTTTTTGAAGCTCAGTCTCCCAATACGCCTGGCTTGCCTCTTGACCACGCGTAAATGCGTCGGAAAAAGCTTCAAATTTCTTCACCCAATCATAAACAGTTGACTTGTGCAAACCCTCTTCTGCTGCAAACTGCGTAACGCTTTTACCCGCAGCAAGCGCAGTATATAGCCGATCTGGCTTGTCTTTTGTATATTTTATAGGCCTGCCTTTTGCCATCCAATACCTGCTTTAAAATTTCGCCAAACTTTACGTTAACGTCAACTTTACTAAATATACTTTACCTAAGCTCAAACTTAACGTTTACGTTAACTTTCTTTACGTTAACT